ACGTGCCCATGCCAGTGGGCTACGACAACACCAGACTTAGCATCAATAACATGAGCAGAGCTGTAGTCACCTCTTGCCAATCCTTCGGCAACGTCTGCCCCAATAACGTATCTAGCTCCGGCCTGTGGGACTTGCCATATGGATAGTGGCCCACCGTTGGGGTCAAACATAAAAGAGTTTCGAACATCAGATAATTTTTTATTGTAACCTTTTTTAGGACTTGTAATTTCAAATTTCTTTAAAGAATCTAAATCAAATACTGGGCGGCCAGAACGAATAAAGGCTTCTTCAGGATTTGATGGGTACTCTTGGTGCAGCTGCCATATTGGTAGTTCTGCGGCTTGCGCGTCATACCAAGCTTGGTCACGACCCGATGCTGACCATGGAAAAAAGATTCCTTTAAATCTGTTTGTATTATTTTGCGAACCTTGCCATAAGTTAAAGAATATGTTACCTTCACCTTTTGCGGTAGACAAACATATTACTCGACCACCTACGTCAGCAATTGGCTCTATTGATGCCCAGGCTTCCTCAGGATTGGGCAAAAATGCCATCTCGTCGATTATAGCCAAGTATACCGATTCACCTCTAGCAGGCTCGTTAGCAGATGGCATTGACTCAATTACAGAGTCGTTATTAAATGACATCTTTAAAACGTTATTTTGCAGTAGTTCAGGACCAGATAGTCTCATCCAGTCAGGTATAAATTTATAAATATATTTAGCTTTTTGCAGTAGCTTTGTAGCTTCACGTTCAGTCTTTGAAAGCATGACCACAAATCTGTCTGGCCAAAAGAAGGTAATCCAGAATGCATATGCTGCAGCCAGTGTGGAGAATCCAATCTGACGAGCTTTTAATACTATGGTATATCTTTCAGACAGCCAAGCTTCTACAGTTTCTTTTTGCGCGTCCCTTAAAACAAAAGGAATGCGTCCTTGATTAGGATGTTTAATATAAGCATAGTTTTCACAAAAGAATGCAAATGCCTCTGCTAGTTCTTTTGGTGTTGCGTTCTCTGGACCACGACATTTTCTGTAGTTGTATTCATTAACTAAATCGGTTAACTGCATTAGATGTTTCTCCAGAACTCTAGTCCTGAATAACGTCTTATTGTTTCTGGCAAGAACACGTCTTCTGGTCTACGGGAGATTTTTTGTACTGTGGGGCGAATCGTGTGTAAATGTTTAATGCGTGTAAGACTGTCTTCGGAGATGCCTGAGATATCTTTAATGTTTTCAAATTCGTGATTATATTTTTCAATTTCCAAGAAGTCATAAATCCTATTAATCTCCTTCTCTGGATTAGTTACAAAATCATCATAGTCTACAAAATGAAACAAGTGCCTATATTCTGGAATTAAAGCATGTTTCATAAATTTTAAACTTAAAGAAACATCTTTATCATGTTGCATCAAAAAATCAGCTCTTCTATCTGCTAATGGTTTATCTGCAAAAGTTGTAGCCAATACTTGCTCATCCATTTGGTTATTTTTAGAATCAGGGTGAGCATTAATAATTGTATCGAAGGAAGTTAAAACATCTAATACGTTTCTTACTGGACATATTATTTTAACATTTTTTGTAATGTATTTAGTTATAACTTCAACGCCTGTAGGACTTGTCCAATTTAAATTCTTATCAATAATATATTTAGCTGACTTGTCTTGATAAAACGCATGTGGAATTGTAGCAATAACATCGTCTATTGCAGCACTTCTATTGTAATCTATATTTTCTAATTCATTATGACTTTGTGATTGCGTGACCATCATTCTAAACAATGGACTTGCCGGCGTTACCCATATGTCAGGATTTTGATTTAATATCTGACTAATGATTGTTGCACCGGAACGTTGCATGCCTGCTAAGAAAAAGAATTCCTTCATTTGTTTTCCTTCGTAATTTTATTTATTGTTCATTCATTATATACCAGTTGGTACCATCATACACTATGTCTGCTGATGAACCTGCCGTAGCCTTAGTAATGTTTTGCTGCAGCGTTCCACCTGTATCATACACGTTACTTGATGCTGAATTAATATGGTTGTTTTGCCAGCTCATAAAGTGAATAATGCGACCAATGTATTCCGAACCTGATGGCAAGGTGACCACTAGAACTGAACCAGCTTTATTATTTACAATATAGTTTTCTGTATCAGCCAAAGTAAAGTCTGCTGTTTTAACTACAGGTGCAGTGCTAGCAAGATACTCTGTTACTTTAAGATAACCAGTTACTGATGCGCGGTTTGTATTAATGTCAAATCCAACACCAGGAATTCTAAAGTTGTCAACACTAAGATTACCAAGTGTTATTTGATTAGAAACAGTTGCAGATGATGGTTCTGCGTCGTATCCAAGTATAGTATTATTAACGCCTGTTGTTAGTGTGCCACCAGATTCAGTTCCAACTATTGTGTTAGTACCAGATGTTAAATTAAGTCCAGCACCATTTCCAATAGCAATGTTATTTGAACCAGTTAAGTTTGATTGCAGTGCTCCTGCACCAATTGCAGTATTACTAGCGCCACTTGTATTTACGCGTAGTGTATTCCAACCAAGGGCTACGTTATTTCCACCACTTGTGTTATCGGTTAATGAATTTCTACCAAGTGCTGTGTTGTTTTCGCCACTTGTATTATATCTTAGTGCTTCGCCGCCAATTGCAACGTTGTTACCTGCAGTAGTTGCTGATGCTAATGTTAACTGACCAATTGCTACGTTAGTACTTGATGTAGTTAATTTTTCACCTGCGTTTGCACCAATTGTAACGTTATTACTACCAGTGGTTAAATCATTTCCTGCATAATAACCAATGGCTGTGTTAGCTGTACCAGTTGTTAAAGCTCTTAATGCTTGAGTTCCAATTGCTAAGTTTGGTGGTTGGCCAGATGGTCCAACAAAGTTTTCCATTGCTTGAGTTCCAATAGCAAGTTGAGATTGACTATTTGTTAGTTTGCTCAGACTTCCTTGACCAATAGCAATATTTTGAGCACCAGATGTTAAATAACCTAAAGTCTGTGCACCAATTGCAATGTTATTGTTACCTGTAGCACTTCCAACTCCTGGATATGTACCAGGATTCATTGAATCTTTACCAATAGCAATATTATCGTTACCACTTAAGTTTATATAACCAGCATAAGAACCAATAAATGTATTGCCGCTACCACTTGTGCTATAAAATGCTGCGTTCTCACCAAGTGCAGTATTTTTACTACCAGTTGTTAAGCCTAATGAGTAGTGACCAATTGCTGTGTTATATGAACCAGTTGTAAGGCCTCCTACCGAAAGATAATCTGGGCTACCACCAAGTGCGCGGAATCCTAATGCAACGTTTCTCGTACCAGTGGTAACATCAGTTAATGCTTGACCACCAATTGCAATATTATTTACACCAGTAGTAACAGACTCTAATGCATATACGCCTACTCCAATATTGCCACCACCAGTTGGTGCGGTTCCATTCATTGCTAGGTAACCAGCTGCATAGTTGAAACCAGTGGCACCACCAGAAGATACAAATCCAGCTGTTTGATAAACTATCCAACCTGCGCCTGTCGGTCCAGTGACTGTAGAAGCAGCACCTGTGGGTCCAGTCGCACCTGTGGCTCCTGTTGCTCCAGCAGGGCCTGTGGGTCCCGTTACGGTGGAAGCTGCTCCTGTCGCACCTGTGGCACCCGTGGCTCCTGTTGCGCCCGTAGGGCCAGTGGCTCCAGTCGAACCTTGTGCACCCGTGGCTCCAGTCGGTCCGGTTACTGTGCTAGCAGCACCTGTGGCTCCCGTAGCACCCGTGGCTCCAGTAGGGCCTTGTGCTCCAGTTGGACCCGTCGGGCCTGTAACGGTTGTTGCGGTTAAGTTCCATGCACCAACGCTAGTTGAATATGTCCAGCTTGCATCGCCTGAAGTAAAAACTTGACCATCTACTGGTGATGATGGAAAGTTAATTGCCATTGTTGCTCCTTAATTTAAATATAATCCTGCTGCAGCTGCATGGTCTGCAACTGTACTTGCACTCAATACACTTCTGTAATAAACTATTTCGTCTATTTTCGAACTTCTACTTCTATCAAAAGAACCAGTAAATGATGCTAATGCTCCAACATATCCGCCAGTTGTTGTTGGAATAGTATATGGTTGACCACTAATCAATCTTGAGTTTCTTTCAACTCCGTTTACATAAAATCTTGAAATTATACTATCGCAAGTAAATACTACGTGATACGCTTTATCTGCTACCCATGGAACACCAGTAGAACCATCTATTCCTGTTTGGAATATATTGCCGGCCCAACCAGTTACGTATAAGAAATTGTCTGATGTAACAGTTACGTAAAGACCCCAACCAGTAGCATCTGCATTTTGTCTACCAGCAGTTGCTTTTTCAGCTGTGCTATTTGTAGCTATTGAAAAAATCATTTCGGCACTAAATGCATTGTTTGCCATCATGTTTGTTCCAAACACTGTACTGTCTAATGCAATGTATGGAATTGCAGTTCCGTTAAAAGACAAAGCTGTGTTACCAGAATAATCCGTTAATGGAGTTTGTCCAGAACTTAATCCTGTTATAGATGTATACGTTCCATTTGTATTGGCAGAACCAGTGTCATCTGCGGCCGTTCCAACTACTATGCTAGTTTCATTTAATCTAAACCAACCATAAGGATTGCTTAAACCAACTTGTGTTACCCAATCATTATAAAATGGTAAGCGCGTAGATGCTGTTCCAAGTACTCTCATTAGGCAGTAGTGTCTCCAGTTATGTACCACTCATCGCTTGCAACTTTAACAAGTGTTGCAATTGAATATTGTGTTCTTAGTTTTAGTCCAGCGGAACTTCTCAATGTTACACCACCAGTTGGGTTAATTGTTGTTTGACCAGCACCTTGTTGTGCAACGTTGATTTGTGTACCGACTGCAAAGTTTACAGAGCTAGCAAGTGGTACAGTCAAGTTGTTTGCAGATGCAACGTTCATTCTTATTAACTTACTTGCGTCAGATAATACTAGTGTGTATGTTGCGGTTTGGTCATTGATTGGTAATGTTGGGTCACCTTGTGCACCTGTAGGGCCTGTCGGTCCCGTTGGTCCTTGTGCACCTGTGGGTCCAGTCACCGTGGAATCTGCACCCGTTGCTCCCGTTGGACCCGTAGGGCCCGTAACGGTTGACGCTGCACCTGTAGCTCCCGTAGGGCCTGTCGGTCCAGTCACAGTAGATGCTGCTCCAGTAGGGCCCGTAGGTCCTGTGAAGCCTGTCGGTCCTGTGGCACCTTGTGCACCTGTGGGTCCGGTTACAGTTGAGGCTGCTCCTGTAGGGCCGGTTGGTCCGGTTGGTCCATTGTCTCCAGTCTCACCCGTCGGTCCAGTTGCGCCTGTCGGGCCTGTGACTGTAGAAGCGGCACCAGTAGCGCCCGTAGGCCCTGTGGGGCCCGTTACCGTTGAAGCGGCTCCAGTAGGGCCAGTCGGGCCAGTGTAGCCTGTAGGGCCTGTAGGGCCCGTTACGTTGGATGCTGCACCAGTGGGTCCTGTCGGTCCAGTCGGTCCCGTGGCACCTTGTTCTGCATTGAACGTAAACTGCAAGAAGCAGTCTTCGGAGTTGTCAAGGTTGTTTACACCACCAGTTACTGTTGTAATATCAAATGTGTAGTAACCAGCTTCTGGTGTAACTCCAGTTATTTGTATTGTTCTAGATTCTGAACCAAGGCTTGCTGTAATGTACAGATATGCTTTTGGTGTTACGGTGACTGCATCAATTAAGTTAAAGAAGTCTGACAACACTTGTCCAAGATAATCTTGGTTGTCAATGTACATCTTTGTTGCAGATGTTTGACTGCTGTTATTGAATCTAAAGAAACCGTTGCCTGGGTCTGAATCAGTTGTTGTGGTAGAGAACTTATAATAATATCCTGTAGAACCTGCAGGGCCTGTTGAACCCGTCGGGCCAGTCACGTTAGAGTCTGCTCCAGTGGCACCGGTGGCTCCCGTTGCGCCAGTCGAGCCTGTTGCACCTACTGCGCCAGTAGCACCGGTGGGTCCAGTCACAGTAGAAGCAGGGCCAGTAGGACCGGTAGGACCAGGCTGACCCGTATCTCCTACTTCACCCGTTGGGCCAGTCGGTCCAGTAAAGCCAGTTGGGCCCGTAGGGCCAGTAAAACCAGTCGGGCCAGTCGGTCCAGTAACAGTAGACGCAGCGCCTGTAGCACCAGTAGGGCCTGTAGGGCCAGTGTAACCTGTAGGGCCAGTGAATCCTGTAGGGCCGGTTGGACCTTGTGCACCTGTGGCACCAGTCGGACCGGTTACAGTAGATGCAGCACCTGTGGAACCAGTCGCGCCTGTGGCTCCTGTAGCACCTATTGCTCCGGTAGGACCCGTTGGTCCAGTCGGTCCTACGTTAGCTTCACCATATTCAACCCACTGTGAACCATCTACGTCAGTGTAGTAAATATAATTTCTACCGTTAGAAGAGTTATACCAAATATCTCCAACTACTGGGCCTGTTGGGGCAGTATCAGATATTGTAGCTTTGCCAGATTGACCCGTTGGTCCAGTGGAGCCTGTCGGACCTGTCACCGTAGATGCAGCACCCGTGGGTCCCGTGGGTCCTGTGAAGCCAGTAGGGCCCGTGGGACCCGTATCTCCTTGAGGACCAGTGGCTCCAGTGGCAGCTGCAGAACCAGCAGGACCAGTCGAACCAGTAGGACCCGTAGGACCAGTAGAACCTGTCGGACCCGTTGCTGTAGTTAAATATGGAAGTGAGTTCCAGTTAGTAGTGCCGTCACCAATCTTAGCTTTACCAGTGTCATATTCAAAACCAATTTCGCC